TATCCAGATAGGAAAGTACCAGATAAAAATAGAGAAAGTTGTGGAGGAGTACAAAACAGTCAAAGAGGTAATCGGGGGAATTGAAAAAATTATGAGGTCAAAGTGATTAAAATGGAGTATTGGAAAACATTCAGATATGATCGGATGGCTCTGATCATAATTGGGATAGTAATTTTATTGATTACCGTTTTATGAAGTTTATCTTACCCTTACCACCCGGTATTAACAAAACGTATGGTATCAATCGTAATTATGGTGGTCCAGCGCTTTATAAGCGGGGGGTGGTGCGGGACTGGGAGTATGAGGCGGGGTGGGTCATAAAGCGCTATATGGGGCGCAAGGGATATACGCCATTCAAGGGTAGGGTAGAGGCAGGGATCACTTGGTACGTGAAGTTTGATCGTGACATTGACGCAGGTATCAAGGTTCTGCTGGATGTATTTCAGAAGCAAAGGGTATATGCTAATGATAGGCAGGTAAGAAGAATAACTCACGTTGATATAGTCGAGCATGACAAAAATCCTAGAGTGGAGGTAGAATTGAATGAGATGGCTTAGTTTACTTATTTTTATCATAATTTATGCGCAAACAATATCTTCACCTCCACTTGAGCAGTTACTCCCAGTCTCGGTCCATTCAGAAGAGATTGATCCGCGAGTGGTTGCGCTTGAGCGCTATCTCTTATCGAAGAAGTCTCCGCTTGCGGGTGCGGCGCTTGACTTTATTCTTGTCGCCGACAACTATTCGTTTGATTGGACGCTCCTTCCGGCGATTGCTGGCGTCGAGAGCGGGTTTGAGAAGGCTGGCAATCTCTCTGATTACAATCCCTTCGGTTATATGTGTCGATCTCGCCCGTGCGCTTTTACATCTTATTCTGAGGCTATTACTCGGGTCGGACGGACCCTGGGAAAAGGTCGTGCTTACGCTCCCTTCCGAGATAAACAATCAATCTACGAACTTGCCAAAACATATAATCACGTATCGCCGGAAGACTGGACTCGCAAGGTCCGGTATTTTCAGCAACAGATTGGAGGTGAGTAGAAATGGCAGATGAAATTAAAAAGAAAGAGTATTCATTCACTAAAGAGGAAATGAGTAAGATCCAGAATATTCAATCAGTGATTGGTATTGTGGCTCTACAGCGCGAAGGATTGAACAACAGTCTCTCGTTAGAGCTTATGCGCGCACGACAGCGTCTTGGTATCCACGACTCAGACGCTCCCAAAGGATATCGTCGCGAAGTCGAGTTTGACTATGAGAGATTTAAGCTAATAGTAACAGACGTTCCGGTCAAAGAAAAGACCGAAGAAGTCAAAAAATGATCTTGTAGAATCGATTCTACGGCTCGTTTAAGATGTGGGATGAGGGGTACATCCTCTTATTTTACCCGGCGTACCCGTTCCCTACTCAAGAAGCGCCGGGTAGCGTAATATAGGTATAAGTATGGAAAAAACAAAGTACGACGTTTTCGATGAGATCAATGAGTTGCAAACTAATATCATGACCTTTGTTGATCATTGGGTGAGAGAGAAGAAGACCCCGGTTCCGCACAGGGAAATCCTAATTGCCATGAAGTCTCAGGGGATCGGTGAGCCGACTACCTGGAATGCTATTCGGACCCTTTTAATGAAGGGTTACTTGCGTCGGGGAGTAGTGGGGACCGGACCCATGAATCAAACTTGCTACGTACTCTTGAGAACGGTGAGAGTCAATAGAGTATGATATAGTTGATATAGCCAAACCCTTTTACAAGGACGGTAAAATATGCAGAAGAAAATTGTTAAAACCCCAAAGATTGTAAAACCAAAGAAGAAGAGCAAGAAGAGAAGTGGTAGACCAACCAAGTATCGACGTAAGTATTGTGAAGCAATAGTGAAGTTTTTTTCGGGTGATAAGTTTGAGCAGTTTATTAAGAGTGAGAAGGTTACGACTAAGAAAAATGGAACTACTGAGACTTTGACTAATTATGGGTACCGGTGTAATGATCTCCCTACCTTTGCTAAGTTTGCACGTAGTATCGGGGTTGATAAGGATACGATTGTTGAGTGGGCTAAGAGTGAGAATAAGAAAAAGTACAAAGGATTTTCCGTCGCATATAACAGCGCCAAGGAGTTACAAAAGGAGTTTCTCTCCGATAATGCTCTCAGGGGATTCTCTCCCCCGGCTAGCTTTATTTTCGTAGCGAAAAACATAACCGATTGGAAGGATAAACAGGAGGTAGATACTAAGCACTCAGGGGAGCTTGTAGTGAGACGTGCAAGCTACAAGGACCTGGACAAGGACATAGGTAATGTCGCGGTTTCTTGATATTCCTTACCATTTCACTCCTCGACCTTATCAGGTACCATTTCTCCGGGTGGTACAGGCGAGCGTTGATGGGGAGTCGAAGATCCGCAACTTCATGCAGATATGGCATAGGCGTGCTGGAAAAGATAAGACCAATATTGCTGATACGATTCCCGGTAGATTGATAAAAGACCCATGTCTTGTAAAGTTTGTATATCCGACGCTCGTCATGGGACGCGAGAACTTGTGGGATGGTATGGGGAGTGATGGTTTTCGTTACATTGAACACTTACCAGAGGAGATTAGAGCAGGCAAACCTAATGAGACGGTGATGAAGATTCCTATTAGTAATGAGTTATACAGTCCCGATCTTAACAATGCTTCACTTTTTCAGGTCGCTGGAGCAAACAAACCAGATTCACTTCGTGGAGGCAATCCTAAACTAGTAGTATTCTCTGAGTGGAGTGAGACCGATCCCTACGCATGGGATGTGGTAGAGCCGATCCTACGGGAGAATGATGGTATCGCAATCTTTAACATGACTCCTAAGGGCGACAATCATGCTAGGGCTCTCATGGATTACGCAGTCGCTAATATGCACTCAGATAACCCCACGTGGCACGTAGAGATCCTAACTGCCGAAGATACTGGGATATGGACTCTCAAGCAGTTGGATGAGATTAGAGAGGACATCATCAAGCGCTTCAGTGCCAATGGACGGAGCGAGGGAGAGGCAAACGCCTACTTCGAACAAGAGTACATGTGCTCATTTAATTCTCCAGTGATCGGGTCATACTACGGTGACGGTATCCGTCGGGCAGAGCGAGAGGGCAGGATAACCAAGGTTCCCTATATGGAGGGGATACCGGTAGATACCTTTTGGGATCTTGGTATGGATGATTCGATGACTATCTGGTTTATGCAGAGGGTGGGGATGGAGTATCATTTCATCAACTACTACGAGAACTCAGGGGAGGGGTTCGTCCACTACGCCAGGGTCCTACAGCAGAAGGGGTATCTCTACGGTAGACATTTTGCTCCTCATGATATAGCGGTGCGCGAGCTTGGGACCGGTAAGAGCCGGATGGAAGTGGCAAGATCACTAGGCATTAAGTTTGAGGTAGGACCAAACTTGTCATTGGATGATGGGATCAACTCAGTGCGCCAGATCCTTCGCCAGTGCTACTTCGATCAAGAGAAGTGCCACCGGGGGATTAACTGCCTCAAGAACTACAAGAAGGACTGGGATGAGAAGAATAAAGTATTCAAGACTCAGCCTAAGCATGACTGGGCTTCACACGGATCAGACGCTCTTCGCGTGTTTGCGGTAGGGTTCAAGCAATATAGCGCTCCTCAAAGACAAACTAATTACGGTGGCGTGGCTCCCTATTTCCCCGGGATTGGTTGATATTTGCCTTCGCATAGTTTCTTTCTCTATCATTGAGATAATATGGCAGAAGAAGGCGTTATCTTAATTGATCCAGAATTGCAAATGCTCAAGAATAATCGCGAGTCTGGGTATAACTATCGATACCGTCGCGTACCTGATTGGGATGAAAATTACTCACTGTACCGGGATAAAGTCATAGTCAATCGTCTTACTCAGCGTCAGAGCGTCAATCTCCCCATTATGAAGGGTCAGATCAAGACGCTACTCAAGGACGTCGACGACATGCCGGTCATCTACTTCGAGAATCTCGACAATGATAAACAGGCAGAACTATTC